CCGTGAAGAGCTGGACACCATCAAGTCTGAGCTTCAGAAGAAGCAGGGTGACATGGACGAAGGCAAAGCCTACAGGGATGAAAAGGGCTACACTGCCGCAGACTATGAAAGGGCTGCGGAGATGGCTGAAGATGATGGCGAATACGATGACGCCGAAGCCGCCAGAGCGAGGGCTAAAGAAGTTACTGGCGAAGGCAAGAAGGCTGAGGAAGATCGTACAGTCAAGGAGTTTCAGGAAGTGTTTGCAAAAACACGGGATGAACTCTACGCAGAGATTCCTTCGTTGAAGGATGACAATGCGGAGTTGACTAAGGAAGCCAATCAGATTCTAAAGGAACATCCTGACTTGCTTTATGCATCGGGCGGGACTGGACTGCGTCATGCGGTTGAGATCGCCCAGTGGAAGATTGCGGCTGGCAAGACCGACAAGAGTCAGGCTGAAGTCAAGGAACTAAAGGATAAACTAACTAAACTGGAAAAGAAAATGTCAATTGGCGGCGGATTCACAAGTGAGAAGCTGGATGGCGAGAAGACCTTCGATGACCTCTCAGACGAGGCACAGGAGAAGTTCTTGCGTAAGGCAGCTATGGAGCTTGATGGTGCGCTATGATTGACGAAAGATATTACAAGCTATGGCAAGGAATACTACTAGCTCACTATCTGACCAGTATCAAAATTATTTCAGCAAGAAATTGCTGACCTACGCTGTACAAGCACTGGTACTGGATCAGTTCGCGATGAAGACCCCGCTTCCACCGAAGTCGGGTCATCACACCATCTCGATGTTCAGGTTTGATGTACCTTCTACGGGGTCGATTGAGACTCTCGGAACGGAGGGCACTAAACCGACTGGCACACGGTCATTGACCCTTACTAAGATTAGTAAGGCGTTGATCCAACGTGGTCAGTACATCGAGCTAACGGACGTTCTAAATGCAACGGATTTATTTAATTCGCTGCAGCAGAGCATCAAAATCAATGGGCAGGATGCTGCCCTCGACATGGACACGCAGACTCGCAACACTCTTGTGGGATCAAACGTGGCCGGAGACGCAAAGGAGAACGGAGACGGTTCTGCTCTGGACAACAGCGACACTCTCACTGAGATGTATGCTGATGGCGGGACGGACTATTCCACCTTCGATGCAGTAACAGATGCAACGACCATCATGTCAGCATCTTCAATACTTGACGCAGTAACTAAGCTCAAGGTGAACCGCGCACAACCCACTCAAGGCGGGATGTATGTGGCCGCTACGAGTCCTCAGGTGCTGAGCGATATAATGAAGATCGATGAGTGGCTGAATGCATCTCAGTATAGCAACGTGCAGGAGTTATATAAGGGTGAGGTGGGCTCACTTTACGGAAGTAAGTTTATAACTCACAGCAACGGATGGAGTTCTATCTATTCTAGTGCTGATGATGACCGCTTTGCCTACTCTGTGGGTGGCTCGGGAACCCGCGCTGCTGGAGCTAACATTCGTGCAACCCTGTTTATAGGGGAGCAGTCGTATGGAGTTCCTGAACTGGCGAGTCAGTCTCCGTTCAGCCCTAAGGTTATTATATCTGAGGGTGCGGACAAGACAGACCCACTAGACCAGCTAAAGACCATCGGTTTTAAGACATTCTGGTCTACACTCCGGCTGAATCCGAACTACTACGTTGTAATGCGTAGCAAGACGGATTCTACTGCCTAGAGTAGAAACAAGTTATGAAGCCTAAAGGTGGAATGACTCTTATTATAGCCGTGGGGGGAGGGAAACCTCCTCACCACGGTCATTCTAACAAGCACAATAAAAAAGGGTGTGAGATGATTAGATTATCAATGGATTCATTGGTTGCCGACCTTGAGGGCGGCGAGGAAGTATCACCAGAGGTTGGGGACACTGTAGTCCTTGAGACAGTTGAAGGCGAGGTTGTCGGTATTAACGATGACGGCACAGCGCACGTTGAACTTGTCTCTTCAGGTGGCGAGCCTATCGAGTATGTTGAAGCCGAAGCCGAACTTGACGAGGAAGTCGCGGAGGCTGGGGCTATGGACGCGATGGGAGAGGAACTGCTTGCAGCCGCAGCAGCGGAGGACGAAGCGGGGGGGCTTTAATGCCTCTCCACACGTTCAAGAGCGGCGATGGTGCAAACTCCGTTGAAAGGCTTGTGCCTAGAGGCACAGAGTCAATAGAGATAGACGGGGTTACTTACCTTAGGGACAACTCACCTCAAGGTTTTGCCATGACTGGCAAGGCTGTTGGTATGCCTCCACAGAAGGAGCAGGTGAGGGACGGCTACTACAAGTTAGAGTGCGACAAGGGTTCCCGCTTCCTTGACCGATCCCCGTACACCGCTAAACAGATCAAATCTGCATGGGAGTTTTAGATGGCTAATGAGAAAATCACGGAACTGACTTCGTTAACTTCAGGGAGCGTTGCTGAGTCTGACGTTCTACCCATAGTTGACGTTAGTGACACCAGCATTTCAGTCACGGGCAAGACAAAGAAGATAACACAGGCGGCATTGTTCGACAGTGGAACTTCCATGCCCAGCCTTGTCGAGGTCGGGACTATCACTGCCGGAACGTGGACGGGAACAACTTTAGGTGTTGGATATGGAGGCACGGGGCTCACTACGTTGACTTCAGGTGATATTCTTTACGCTTCAGGATCATCTACTCTATCTAAGCTGGCAAAGGGTACTGACGGAGACACTTTAACTTTATCAAGCGGCGTTCCTGCGTGGAGCGCAACCACTGGCGACATCACCGGAGTCACGGCGGGAACAAACCTGAACGGTGGAGGCACAAGCGGATCAGTCACACTGAACGTGGACAACCCTGTTGTTTCGGATTTGACGGGAGACGTAACCGGAGACGTAACCGGAGATGTGACTGGAGATGTGTCGGGCAGTTCCGGCAGTTGCACAGGTAACGCAGCCACAGTTACCACCAACGCCAACCTTACGGGAGAGGTAACCAGCATCGGTAACGCCACTACTATTGCGGATGACATTGTTGATGAGGCTAACCTTAAGGTAAGCAACGCTCCGACAAACGGACATTTTCTTTCAGCCCAATCAGGTGACACGGGTGGGCTAACATGGGCGGCAGGGGGAGGAAGCGGCACAGTAACCAGCGTAACTGCTGGGGCGGGAATGACCCAGAGCGGTACGTCCACGGTAAACCCCACGCTCGATGTTGTTGGAACCTCTGCGAGAATTAGCGTAGCCGCAGATGCGATTGATATAGATTCAGGTTATGTTGGGCAAACCTCGATAACCACACTTGGCAATCTAACAACAATTGGGCAGATCACTTGCGGTGGCGTTGTTTGGTACAGTGATGCGGCGGATGAAACTGTACTGGACTTGCGAGGTGCTAGTGGGCAAACGGCTAATATGTTTCAGGTTTGTACCAATTCCGGAACGTGCAAGTTTGTTGTTGACGCTGATGGGGATATTACGGCTGGAACGTGGAAGGGAACTCCGGTTGACGGGGCTTACGTTGATATTGAGGGAACCGAAATCAAGTCCACCGGAGAAACGGGCGGCACAAAGTTTCTGCGCGAGGACGGTGACGGCACTTGCAGTTGGCAAGCAGCAAGTGGCGGTGGCAGCGGGACGGTTAATAGTGGTGTGGCAACTAAGCTCGCGTATTACGCATCTACCGGAACAGCCGTTGATGATGCAACTGGACTGCACTGGGACGAGAGCAATCAGCGATTAGGCGTAGGCAGGGTTCCAACAGGCGCACCGCTTGAGATAGCTGGAGGGCTGACCTTCGCGCCAGCGTCTGGAACTACAAACGTCACCTTTTCCGGCTCCGGCCACGCCAACCTTAATGTGTACGGTGCATACGATTTGCAGTTCGGCACGACCAACACGAATCGGGGCGCAATAACTTCTGGGGGGAACTGGAAGAAGGTTGTTGTCGCAACAACCTCTGCTGACGCATCAGATGTGACCTTTGCGGTTAACTTTGGCTCCCCCAATATGCAAAAACTAACATTGCACTCCGGTGTCAACAATGATTTGGAGTTTACAGGGACAGGCCATTTGGCTGGGTCTACGGTGAAACTTTACGTTGATG